ATTTACGATCATTACTTTGTAGCCGTTGTGTCGTGTCACGAAGATAATAATTTTGAAAGCAATTCACAACTGAAAGAACGCTAACAATTGACCAATACAAGTTGTGTCGTTATAATCGCCAAAACAAATTGTCAAAAAAAATAAAACAGATTGTCCAATTTTTTCATCAAAAACAAAGCAAAAAGTCTTTCATTCGAGAGGCTTTTAAAATAGATTTAAACCTCCTTTAAATGAATATTTAAAGGAGGTTTTTACATCAAACATTCAACTCAAAATGTGATTTTTCGCCATTTAATAACTTTCGTGTAGGTTCGATATTATTTGCATAAATAGTCGTTCCTTAACAATATAAATATTTTCTTTTTATTGTGAAAAAATATTGCAGCAAAGAGGAAATTCTGCAAAGGAAAAATATAATGCCAACGAAGATTGGCTTTAAGAAGTCTCCATCATTTTTCTTTCATATTCCAGGCAGTTGCTTGCTAGGAAGGCATTGATTTGAGGCCCCGTTTCTCCCATAAAGTAATTTTTAGCCAGCCTGAAATCAGTTTTTAAATGTCCGATTGATAGGCTCTATGGCAGCTCTGGTTCTGAATTTTTTTGCGCTTTGTTTGTTTCTGGTAGAGGGTGTCTTTTTTTCTCGGTGGACCTGGAATGGAGATTTTCACTCCTTTTATTTCCGATTTCCCTTTTCCGCCACGGTCGTAAACCAGTTCTTTGGGAAGGGGTTGGCCACCTGTTTCCATTTGTTCCAAAAGTGGTTCAATGGTGTGACCATCATAAGGGGTTTGTAAAAATGCTTTAATTGCGAGAATGATTTTTTTTCCTTTATTAGCGGTGGTGATCAAGCCCACTTTATTCCCGAATTCGTATTGTTTATGCGCTTTTCCTTTGGCGATGCATTGGGTAAAAGGTTTGTGCAGGCTGTAAATTTTATCGGTACCTTTTCTTTCCTGAGTGACGGCTTTGGAGTAAAGAGCGAGTAAATCTTTGTAGAATTCTTTTTGTTCAGGAGTAAAGTTGCGCTCCAGTTCGCGTACCATCCTCAGGGCAATAGTCTTTAATCGTCTTGCAGATTTTCTTGCTCCTTTGGCTCGCTTAGGATGTTTGCCATTATAGGTGTCACGAACCAATTGTTTACTGACTTTCGTGTAGCGTTGTCTTTGTTTTATGCCTTCTTTTTCGGCTATTTTGTTGCAATAATCAATTACTTTCTTGCACAATTTTGCATCGGTGGGAAAAGTGGTATTATTCTCCTGAACAGTAGTGTCTGATAAAACAAAGTTCGAGGTCTTCGTCTTTACATCGTGCATCCTTACGCTGTAGGCGAAGATTTTCTCAATTCCCTTCTCGCCAATTCTTTTTCGGAAATGAACCAAATTGCTCGGGTCACACGGAAACTCGTGTTCAAAGAAAACCCTGCCACAAAAATATTGCATGTAAGGATTCATAATCCAGACTTTTTCTAAAGTCTCATCGCCCAAATTGTAAAGGTGTTTCAGAAGCAGACAGCCCACCATAAACCGGATCGGATGGCTTGCGTTTCCTTTCTTGGAATATAGGGAGGCGAATTCTTTTTCAAAATAATTCCAATCAAACTTTTTCTGCAAGCAAAACAAGTTCGTGCGTTATTATCAAATAAAATCTAGTCTAACATAGGACGGAATAATTTCTGGCATGTTTCATCTTGGATTTTTTCCCAACATTATTTGCAAGGTTTTAAGGCTCTAAAGATTACAAAAGCCTGCAAGAAAACACAAGTGAAATATTGATTAAAACACTAATATTCAATATGTTAAACACATTTTAAGGAGCGACTAAATATGGACATTACCAAGATTCAGCGTGATGCTTTTTAGCGGTAAGTCAATCTGCCTACTGACGAGATATAAGTGATAAACATCTGCAGGAAGTCCTAAACTTGCATCGCTAGATCGTTGGTAAGCTGAAATTACCAACTTCCCGCAATCGAGCTGAAACTGAATAAGCGACAAACATGGTTGCTGGTTGCTTTCAGTATCGTTTTTGCCTAAAAATAAAACATAGTTTTTGCTGTTGCGCTTTTCCTTATTTATTTTCTTAATAAGATCGGGCAATTGCTCAAAATAAGTCGGGTACGAATTGACCAGGATAGGGCCACAATAATCCCACCAGCTGATTCCTTTTTCGCGGTATCTTTCCGTAAGCCTTTCGCCACTTTGGAAGAGTTCAAGTTCTGTTTTCAGCTTGTTCCTGGCAATTCCGTGGCTTTCGAAGATCTCCAATAGATCACCCGGTTTTAGTTTCAATTGCTCATCTAAAAGGTAGGTAATTCCGCCTTTTTTGTTTTCTTGAACCTTCCCCTTTTCGAGGATTTTTTCTAAAAGTAAATGGTATTTATTCATTGTTTTTATATATCATTATATCGTTGTATCTGCTATTCTTATTCAGCTGTGTACCCTTTACAATGGTTGTAGCACCTTCGAATGGGTTTCGGCAATAGCCGTTCAGTTCCATCCACTCACATAGTTCGATGATTTGACTTTTATTGCTGGTGAAATAAAAGTAAGACGTGTCCTCAATGCATTTAAGGACGTTCAGATAGTCGGCTAGCTTCCAGTAATCCTTTTTGTTGTAGGATGAAACATCAGTTGATAGATAAGGAGGGTCTAAAAGATACACCACATTAGCTGTATTGCGGTATTCTGCAAATAGGTCGCGGTAATCCTTTTTAACCCTGTGTACACCCTCCAGATAACCGTCCGCTTTATAATCCGATTGCCGTACATTGTTGTAAAGCGTTTGTTTCTCCAGTTCCTGAAGGTTGGTCGCGTAATTCATACTGAAAAGGATTGAACTCGATAACGTGATATAATCCACAAAACCCGGCTCCTGTTTTACCCTTTCAATGACCTGATCGCGGTAAGCGCCGGTTACCCTTTGCTAATCGCCTACATCCTTTAAAATCTCCCTGAAATCTTGCAGAACAGCGTTAGTTCTGTCAGTATTCTCAAGGCGGTAAGAATACCCGTCGAAATCATTATACACTACATTAGCATCCGGGTAATGCTGTTTTACGGTGTGGCTAAGGAAGCCGGAACCACCAAACAGATCCACATAGGTTGCTGTAGCTGAAAAACCATTTAAAGCCTCTTTAAACTCTTTTTGAAACTTTCTCTTTTGCCCCTGAAAAGGCAGGGGTGCCTGTACATAATTGTACGTCATAACTATAAATTTTAGTGTTAATTTTATATCTTTGCACCTCTCACAACCACACATAAAAAAACCAGCTAAAGAAGACTTTGCGTCCTCCGTAGCTGGTTTCAGTGTGTTTTAAAGGTTGTGAGAGATTTTTAAAAGCGGAGGGCGTTTTTATTTCCTGCCTCCTTGGAAATTACACTTCCAAAATAGATTTCACACAATGATCCTTATCTATTTTATTTAGAATAAAAACCAAAATCTTTCCTGTTTTAGACAAAGTTTCGTCCCTCTCATTTTTTCCTAATACACTTGAAATTGTTTCTTCGAAATTTCCAAATTTATATCCCTCTTCTTTTTTTAAAGTGGCATTAAATAAGGTTCTAAACTCTCTGTTTCCCAATTTATCTAATGTTACAGCAGAACTTCTAAAATATCCTTTTGCATTATCCTTTGCTGTAAAAGCAACACATATATAATTAATCATCGTAAGTGGTAGATAAAGTATATATGCTATAACAAATAGTATCATCTTAATCAAAGAATTTTATTGCATCATTAAGTTGGATGTGAGATCTTAACAGTTTAATTGGTGAGGGTGCATTTTCATCTGTAAGTAAACCAAAAAAGTAATCAAAACTTGGTTTCTTTAAATATTTGATATTTTCATTACTCTCAGGAAGTGCAGGATTATAATCAGGATGAAATACAGGAGACCCATCAGCATTCCTTACAGTAGTAGTATCATCATTAGTGATAAACCAGTTCTTAATTTCTATATTAAATTCTTTGCTTACATCTATATCATCTCCATCAAAAACTGTTTGTAAGCTTCAATATAAATCCGCCCATACTTAGGCTGTATATTAAGTTCTGTTACAACCACTTTCCTTTTGATATTTGGTAATTTTGGATGATTACTGATTTGTTGTTCTAAAATGTTTTTCATAGTATTCTAAATATTAAAATTGTTATTAGTCCTCCAATTAAAGTCCAAAATATATCTATTAAATTAATTGGTTTCTGTTCAAGTATCTTTCCTACTACCTCCCAAAGAAGTGCAACCATTACTGTAATCACACCTAAACTCCAAGTTGGTAAGTAGATGTTGAAGAGTATCAAAGTAAGCTGCATTATCATTGTAAGAATAGTAAACATCGTTACAATATGAAGGAATGCTTCACCTCTTACGAAGTAGTTTAGTTTTGTCCAAAATCCTTTCATAATCCCCCTATTTCATTTATTACTAAATAGGTTAGAATAAATCCTAAAATGTAAAATGGGATGTCTACTTTTTTTAAAATGAAGAACCTGTCTCCAGCATTATTAAGTGAAATCCTTGCAAAGTGTCCAAATATTACACTTGCTAAAAGCAGTGCAAATTGAGCTACATAATATTTCTCTGTACTCTGAATATATTTCCAAATATCTCCTGTGAAAGTACCTAGAAGTGTTGCTGAAAGAAAATATCCTATTCCTGTGAAAAGAATAATACTTAACCAGTTTCTTAGTATAGCGTAGTAGCTTGCTGATTGTGGACTTGGTAGTCCTAAAAATGTTTTTGTTTTCATGTTATTTAAAATAAAAATAATTGGGATATAATAAAATTGACAGATTCCTCTTTACCTTTTTGAAAGTTTTTTCCTGTAATACCAATTTTTAAGGCTTCCGTTGATATTGTTTTGGTCATAACTGTACTTACAGAATTATCTCTAATTGTTAGAATTGTTAATTGATTTCCCCTGCGAACCATTATTGTTTTAACACTTATTTCTTTAAGAACTTGTCCAGCAACATTAACCCCACTCGTATCATTAAGTAGATACCTTATATCTGTTCCATATCCATAGATATAGGCTATATTTTGATTGGAAAGTTGTATTACAGATGATGCTAATGAAATACCCACCCATACTCCTGCAAAATGCGGATAAGGATGCACATTATTCCATTGTGTATTAAATTCTAAATAAAAATCTTGATTTGCTCCTACAAATTGTGGTGATAATAGTGCTTGAACAATACTATTATCCGTTGCATAAGGAGCATAACCAGATTTAATCACTTCAGAAGATTGGTAGTTAGCCGAGTTTCCTGAACCATAAGTTCCTGTATAAGCTACGTCATTGTAAAATTTAGACTCCCAATTTCCTGTTAAAATTGTTGACGTAATACTATTCACAACTGAAATAATTCCGGTAGTACCTGTTATATATTCAACTACACCATTTCTTAATCTTATCCTGTAATTTCCTAAAGGAAAATTTTTAAAGTTGTAATAAAAAACTAGCACTAAACCATCAGTATAAAGTTGTACTTGGGAATTTGGAATATTATCAATAACAGTAGTTCCTGCCTCATTCATAATATCAATATGAGAAATTAGTAAGGAATTAAAATTCAAACCAGTACCTTACTTAAACGTAAATCCAATAATTTTTATCTTGCTTAATCAAACAATAGGAGCATTATAACAGCCACACTCATTGTGTTAGTAGTCCACCCACCATTCATTTCAGTTTTCCAGTTCGTCTTTTCTGCATCAGATAATAAAGCTGGCATGTTTTTAATTAATGTTCTTCCATTTCCCCAAGCCACTTGTCCTGTACTATTCTGAATTAACATTTTATTAAATGAAGTATCAGCAGATTTATCTGGAAGATTGGTGACACTATAAAGCTGTCCATTGGTATTTAATGTCCAAGAAGAGCCTAGTGTCAACCCTGCACCTGCAACAGAAGTAAGAGAACTGTTGGCAATGTTTTTTCCTAAATCGGTTGCCTCTTTTGTGGTACCATCTTTCATCATCACCTGATTATGTATATCATAATCGTAGGTTGCAATATTTTCAGGCAAATCACCAACGCCTAACTTAGCTTTCCAGTCGTTAACGTTGGTTGGTGTTAAATTCGATGCATCTCTTTTCGCTAAATAAGTGCTGTGCGCATTTTCATCATTCAAATGAGAATTGAAAGTCGAAACTAAAACATACTTTCCAAATTGATCTGAAAGCCCATTAATTGTAGTCATCGGTATTGTCTCGTCTTTATGCCAGAAAGACGACCATGATGCATGAAACTGTTCCTGTGTTGGGAAATCGCCGGTCTCGAACCAGCTGTATATTGTGTTTATTGGTGTTGCCATTGTTATTGGAAATTAGGTTCTATAAAGTTTACGATTCTCGATGGTTGAATGTTATTATGGGCTGCACCACCACCTATAGTAGATGTTGCCTTATTGTTTACCTCGTTGCGGTTGCCTTGTTTGGATACGCCGTTAGAATTTCCTGTACCCACTCTCTCGGTGCCTGGGTAAAATACATAGTCATGACTGTGATTTGGCATTTGTTTTTCCGCGAAAATCAATACATTCTTTCCAACCTTCCGGAATTTCTATTGCTGGTTTTCGAAACGGGAAAACAATTCCGCCGTTAATAATAGGCGCGGTTTTAATCTTTAAAAGATTAATTTCTGCTAAAAGAGCATTAAACATTTGCATTGTCACTCCATTATTCACTTTAGCTTGAATTTCTTTCAATGTTTCCAAACGAACAAAATCAGCCCAGTTATAAGTCGTAAGTGCATTTCCAAATTTCACTGTTCTTTTTTCGATCAAAACCTTTTCTGTTTGGTTTTGGAAGGTTTTTTTTATTTCTTCAAGATTGATATAAACGGTGTCAGAAACTAACCCACCCTCAAAATGGTAGAGTTTCCCTTCGATTGCCACTATTCCAGGTTCCACGGTAGAACCAATAAGGCTACAGCCTTTCAGAATCGTCAGGTTGCCTGCTAAATCACCCAATACTTCAAATATTTCGTAAGCCTCTTCGATGAGATGCATGAGATCATTGGTTAGTGGAACCCCGTCGGTTTGTAAGAATTTAAAATTATACTTCATGGTTACTTAATTACTATTAAATATCGTTTTGATTGCAAAGCGTAAAAATCAATTTCCGCTTTTAACTGATGCATGTTGAAAGGCTCGTTTGGTATTTCCACAATGAAATCGTAATCACTATTTAGTTCGCTTTCATTTCGCAGATAAATTGGATTTTCATCGCCGTACAACCATTGTGTTTTACTTTTAAATTGATCATCTTCAGCCTCTGTGTATATGTACACTCCAAAATAGCTGATAGAGTTCACTATTCTAATTCTTCGTTGCTGATTATCAAAAGCATCATTTAGCCTTTTTTGCATTGAAAACTTTTGAAAATTGTGATCCATTTTAATCAGGTTCTGTTTTCTCATTTTCAGAAATTCTACGTACATCGTTTCGAGCGGTGCAATCAGAACAAATGAAAATCCTGCTAAAAAAACACTTCTTAAAAAAGTTGGCAGCCAAAGCAAAACCAGTCTTTTAAAATCAATATTAAAAGGATCGGTTTGATTATGTATCATTCTTCCGCTATTTTAATGATGTATTGAATTCCACTCCAATCTTCAATTTTAAAGTGTCCGGATTTGGGGATTTTTGAAATTTAGAATACGGCTGGAACAAACCATAACCGTCAGCATCGCCGCCTGTTGGAACGATCCATTTGCTTTCCACTTGTAACTTTTGCAAATCGATAACACCATTCACATTCAATATTATTTCCTCTAATTTTTTGCCACAGACAATTCACCATTGAATGGCAGGTTTTTCATAAACTTCTTAATTGCTTCCTGCACCGGGAATACATTTCCAAGTAAAATAGACTGACCATTTGGAAGCAAAATAAGTGGATCATAGCACACTTTAAACTGCGGAAACAAAATGTCTGGCTTATAATTAATGATTTGTAAAACATCACCAGAAGGCTGTATTTCTTCTATAAATTTGGTAAATGCAATTCCTACATTGTCAGAAACTGGTACGATTTCCTCACCTGCTTCAGTAGCTATTTTTATTAAAATCAAAGCCCGGTTATTAACGATATTTCTACCGACCGCTGCGTATTTCACGACTTTAGAATTCTCAACCTGTTCGTCTGTGGCAATGATCCACGAATCCGTTTCTACATCATAATAATCCGGTCTAAAGCCGTCATTTTCATTAATCAAATCGAAACCGTATTGAAACCTTAAAGATTCCGTTCTGTACCATTTTAGCGACGAAACTTTTTGATTTCGTATTTTATCTTCAATCTCCTGAAGATGCAAATTCGTTGCTTCCTGAAAGTTCCAAATCGCAAAAGCCACGGTTTCAAAAACCTGCCTCCAAATAGAAGTTTTAGAAGTAGTGGTAAGCGTTGCCAGATTGGGGTTTGCATCTTTCAAACCCAACATTTCTGCGATAATTTCAAATAGTGATTTGTTCATTTTAACTGGTTATAAATCCATTACTTTCTGCGTTCCCTGCGGTGATTTGCATAAATCCGATCCCTCGTTTCTGCTGGCTTACTAAATCGTTATCGGCACGAGTAAGGGCGGTTGCTGGCATTATCTTTTTTGAGGTGTAATAGTTCAAAATATCAGTATCATTTTTCAAAGTACCAGGAATAATTAAAATACTTCCGGCACTTAATAGATCACTTACTGCCAATCCATTTGCCGCTGCAATTGCAAAGCAATTCTCCACGCTTCCAGTGTGCTGGATGGCGATGTCTAAGAGAGATTGGTTATGTAGGACTGTAATTTCCATTAGTTGATTTTTCCGTTCAATTGTTTATATTTCTTCAGCTCATCGGTGAGCGCGTCAATACGTTCTTCGAGTTCCCGAATTGTTTGTTCGGCTTCATTAAATTTTTTGATTGCATGTTCCAACCTGGTCCCCAAATCATCCACTAGCGATTTGTAATAATTAAGAAGTTTTTCCGCGTTTTCAATCTGCGAAGTTTCGGCATCGGCTTGAGCCTTTTTGCGTCCAAAGAACCACCCACCAAAACCAGTAGCTAAAGTTGCCAGAAGAACACCGAGGTTTTCGATAAAAATTTTATCCATTTTATATTAATTATATTCAGCATCAATGCTTAATTCTAAATCCGCAGTTATTACAAGCGTATGGACTTTCATTCCATCCCTAATAAATTCCTGTCTGATTGCACGGGCATACTCATCTGGGCTTTCTCTTTCAACATAATTCTTGCTTGCCACACCAATTGTTGGGTTTTGTTTATATTGGCCTTTCTCTGCCATCAGTAGGTGTTTCTGGTGTTGATAAGTTGATTCACCTACAACAAAATCCCCATCGCTTATTTGTAGATCATTATTTTTGTCTAAAAGAAAATCATTCATCATGTTAGGTCATTTTACCGGTTTGAGTGGTTGCGGTTCCGGTGGTTGTTACAACTCCAGCTTTAATAAATTTTTTAATTGCGGCCGCCATCTTCTGGGCAATTCTTGTTCGGGAATCTTCCGCGCTTTCTTTTTCTTCAGATTCGGTTTCCCATATTTCCATGAGCTCCGCAATGAAAGACTCTTCCGCTATATCTAAACTCATTTTAAAAGTTGTTTAAAATCATTTTTAATATCATCAAATTCGGTCTTTAATATCAAGCTGATCGTCGGACCATTGTTGGTTGTATAACCTTTTTCTAATACCGTAAAAAGCCTTTCCATTAATGAGAGCAGATTCTGATTGTTGGCCTCGAGTAATATTTTTTCAGAGACTTCTACTTTTGCAGTTGGTGTTACCCAGATAAATTTTTCCGTTTCATCTTGGGCGATGATCATCCAGTCGTCATCATCTTCTATTCTTATTGCCAAAACATAACTGCCAATCTTTGGCACTTGCAGAAAGCTTTCCTTTCCGGTAAGAACCGGTCGAAGGCGGACATCTAAATACTCCTGATCATCTTCATCGATAAGCACACAGGTCGCGTTTTGCTCATTAACAGATTTCACCACGGCAATGTTGGAGGTTGCAGGTCCGAATTTTTTAGCAAAATCTTCGAGTCCTTTTCTAATTTGTTCCTCTGTCGCCATTTATCTATTCATTATAAAACCAAGTTGCACTGTTTGCCGACCACCACTCATTCCAAATTCACCCTGCACGGACTGAATGAAATAATCTCCCGTCTTTTCCGGGTACATACCGCCGTGCAGCTCGATAACCATTCCCTTGTTAGCATAAGGCGCAAGAAATAACTGAATATCGCCTTCATAGCCTTTGTAATCTTCCTGGGTCTGTAACCTGTTTACAATTTCCTTGAGAAAATTTACCGGGATATCGGCCTTTATTTTTATATCTTTTTCATTGTCATATTTTGTTAAATCAGATTTTGTCCGCTTCACTTCACCTTTTGCGTTTTTTTCCCGGACTACTATCTTTAGATTCTTCTCGACTTTCCTTTTCTGGAAATCATCATCTCTCACCGTATTCCATCCAATTTTTACTCTTATTCTTTTCTGAACTTTCCCGAAGACAGTTCCTACGAAAAGCTCATTAAAATTGAAATACACAGCCAGACTCACTTCTTTTTTCAGATATTCCAAAACCTGTATCCCGGTAGCATTCTTGAACCGAACATTTTTTAAAGGAATTTCCGGTATTTCATTAGAAAGTTTAATGTCTGTTCCTGCTGTCAAATCTTTTAATAGCTGTTTAACAGTGACATTTGCATAAGTTTTATTGAAAATAATATTATGCAATTGAGAGGCGTACCCCTCGCATTCCAGTTCAACGGGAATTCCCATTTTTACCCGGCGGATAAATCCTGAAAAACGCCTTTCGTTTTTGTTATTGTAACCCAAAAGAACTTCTACTTTGTCGCCTTCTTTAAACTGATAAATTTTGCGACCTTCCAAATCCAATGTTTTATCTGGATTCTCATTTATCATGTGTGTCCGGCGCGGTAAGGTGATGGTGCAGGTATCAACAAAATTTCCAACATCTGTTTTCCAAGTCACCTTATTGGGCTTTATGTTTTTGTAATCGCCAATTGTGATACTGCTGGTTAAATAAAAAGCCATTATTAAAACTCTAAATCTGTTATAAAATCACTTTTACAAGTCATGGTGAAGGGTCTTATCCAGTGGTTTTGTCCTTGGACTTCCGGGAATTCCAAGTCCGTAACAATAATTCTACAGCTTTCATCAAGGAATATTTCCGGATATCCGCCGTGAAGAGTTTTTTCTAAAGTGCTTTCTTTGAAATCAACCAAAGCGCGGATTTTGTCTTCTGGTACCGTTCTGTTTTTTCCAATCAGGAAACCTCGGATTGTGAATTTATAATCATCAATATTGATGATCTCATTCACGGTTCCTTTGCGCTCAACAACAGGAGTAGAAACTACAGTTGTGGCAAGATTTACAGAAATGGTACAGGCATCAATTGAAATATGAATCCCCTCAAGAGTTCCAGCATTCAGTTTGCCGCCCCTTAGTGTTATAGGAAACCAGATATCCTGACCATAAGCGCCTATTTTATTGAAACTAATATTCTTGGAAGAATAATGAATAGTGCCTCTAGGATGTGGGTTTTTGGTAATACCAGGAATCTCAACTTCTTGAGTGAAATTCTTTTTATTACCATCTCTATCCACATAGTAAGAACCGCGGCCAAAGTATTCTTTGTACAGGTCATAAAGATTAAAGACGTTTGCTGAGTTTGCCATGTTATCCGTTTTGTGCGCCGTTGTATAGAACTCTACCCATCATTTCCATTAACAATTTTTCAAGCTCGTCTCTACTTTCATTATTATTTAAAGTGGTGAATTGAATCGTTTCAAAGAATTTCCCAAGCGTGATATTAATTACGCGCGGTCCTCCGCCAGAAATTGTATCACCAGCTTTTTTGGAAGACTCTTTATTTTTCTTACTTTTTGCTTCAGTATCACTGATAATCCCTTTATCCTTAAATCTTGTTAAGTCTGCCTGATAACTTGGTGCTGCTGGATCATCTTTATTTACGATGGTTTTCGTAGCTTGCACAGTAAGATTATTGTCATCTGTTACAATGTCGCGAACCCATTTATAAGCGGCTTCTAAACCATCGAGGATAGGGCTTAATACTTTTTCCCAAATCCAAACTAAGGCGTCACCGAGCCACGTAATTATAGGTTTAATGATACTTTCTAAGGTCCAGCCAATAAGCCGGAAAATATCTTTTATGATTAAACTTTTCCCAAGCCATTCCAAAATGCCGCCGACAATTTTCCCTAGTTGAGCAGACACTGTTTTTGAATAATCCCAAATGGTTCCGAAAATTCCAGAAACAATATTCAGGTAATCCATCCAACCGCCTGTGCTTTTTGACAAACCAGTGATATAAGCTATAGCGGTTCCCAATCCTTTAGAAATAAGGTCGATGTACGGCGTGATTTTTAAAATTGCAGGTGCAACAAAATTTAAAGCCTTTGTGCCAAGATCAAGGAATTGAATAATAATAGGGCTCATTGCATCACCAATATCTGTAAGCGTATTTGCTGCTTTATCCTTCATTGCTTCCCACCGTCCGCCCTTCGTTGCATTTTGAGCTTCTAATGCGCCGGCATAAAGACCACCTTTGCTCCTTGCCATTGCTAATGACTTGGCCAGTAAATCATAAGTAACATCCATTTCCTTAACTTCATCCATTGATTTTCCTGTAGCTTTGGAGAGCAGAGAATAAATATTGATTCCAGCATAGCCAAATTGCCTAATATCCATAGCGGAAGCTTTTCCAAGCGACTTAATTTGCTGCATGTTAATTGACATACGCTGCAATTCATCATTTCCTCCACCGGTTGCTGCTATAGCATTGGCAAGGTTCATCACATCTTCTCTGGCATTTTTAGCATTGCCGTCAACTGATATTAAAGCCCGGTTAGCTTTTAGAAGTGAGGCGGTATCGTAAGAAGAATTTTGTGCATCCTGCCGGATATTCTTATAAGCGACATTTGCATCCTTTTTTCCGATAAAAGTGGAAAGTCCTACGAGATCTTTCTCTTTTTGCAAACTCCCGGAAATAGCGCTCCCAATTCCTTCTTTAACTGCTCCTAAAAAAGCAGTTGCAGCCTGTAAGCCAACATTACCGATCATGGAACCTAAAGCGACTCCACCAACGCCAATCCCACCAGAACTAGACCCAGAACCACCAATATTACCTTGATGAGTTCCGGCTTGCCTTTGTAAACTTGCTAATTCACGCCTTGCAGATGCAATTTGGGTGGTAATAGTAGAGGTTCGAATTGTATTTTCAACTTCACGAATTCTGCTTTGTAACTGATCATAGCTTTGGCCAAGAATACGGTTACGCTGGTTCATTTTATCCGCGTGCTGAGCCATTCGGCCGAATGTTGATTGAGAAGTTGCGCCAAGTTTCCCTAGGCCGCCGCTCATCTGATCACGCATTCGTACTACAAACTCAACAATATTACTCACAACTCTTTTTTACCTTGATTTTTCCAAATTTCTAAAGCGATGCCTGTTCTGAAGAAAAATTTCTCCTCACCCCAGAGTCTCATCGCATCTGCGCCGAATTTCATAGCTCCGAAAACTATTAAGAACTCAATTCCGCCTTCCTGCTTTTCAAAGGCATATTTGCCAGCTTGACTAAGCGCGAAAAAATTCGCCTTTCTTACCTTCTAAAATGTTATTGATTTGCAGGAAAACCGCAATAAAGAGGTCTTCATCTTCGATCAGTTGATAATCGCCTTCCAGCCAAAGCTGTTCGATGATCATAGCAACCGCTTTGGACATTCCGTTGACTCCGATTGCGGTTAGGTAATCGCCAAGGTCTTCAGCGGTTGGAGGTCTGAGAACTGCTAGGAAATCATCTACTTTTAAATAGATCAGTTCCCGGTTTGCGTTTTCCTCTTTCCATTCATCCAGCTTCTTTTGGGTGAATCTTTTCACAAATGCTGATAAATCCTTAACCACCGGTGATTTGTCGTTTTTTGCTTTTTCAGCTTCCTTTGCCTGTCTTTTGGCGAATACGTTTTTTAAGTCTTCTGTTTGTGACATTCTGATATTTTATTTTTGATTAATGAATTAACTGTTGGCTCATCGCTAAGAATGGCAACGTTGTTTCGCGGTTCTTTGCGCCTTGCTCCATTCCAACACCTGTCTCAGTAAACTGCACACCGCGGACGATGTAGGTCTTGCGCTTATCCGTAATTCTTCTTTTGAAAGAGATACTGATAATAATAAGCTCGTGCGGTACCTCTGTGATATCATCATAGCCTCCATCCTGCGCCGCTTTATCAATTGCATCGGCTTCGAATCCTAAAAGTTTGATATTACCTTCATACTTGATGTTGGAGGTCATAATATCAATCGGTTGATCACCTGCACCCATCAGATGTTCTGCATCTTTTGTTTTTTTACTTTCAAAACCGCGCAAACCTTTTATAGTTCGGTTGAGAACTTTTACTTCAAAATGTGACCAGGCACATTCTTTTGTAGTGATATTTACGTTTGACATTTTTTAAATCGTTTTTGTTAATCCTAGGTTGATGATGATCCATGTCAGATATCCAAGAGGTTGGATTTTCACCTGCATTTCCAAAGTGTTGGTATTAATAAGGTCCTGATCTAAGGAAATGATACAGTCTACGCCGCTGATCTGGTCTCCCATCTGTGCCAGTAGCTGCGTTTTAACGGTTTGCTCCATATACGTCGCATCAGCATCGTTGATTTTACCGTCCGGTGTAATTCTCACATCTGTTTCCACAAATGGAGCTGTAGTAGCGGTGGAGATTCTTTGCGCTTTGTCGATTTAAGCGACCGTAAACTAAGATTCTGAAATCGTCATCAGAAACACATGTTATCCCGGCCGAAAAAGAAACCTGAAATTCCTTCCCGGATATGCAACACCATAAATCCAAGCACTTGCGAACGCATCCAGTTCTGTAGGTGTGTATTCTTCAATCGGACGGTCTCCGATATAAGCTGAATTAATACTCAAAGCGCCTTTTTCACCGCTTCCGATTTTAATGTGAGCTTCATATTTAACCGCCCTTGCTAATGCTAAAGGAACGGCCGGTCTGCCATCAGATAAAACATTTCCCAACACAACTCCAGCGTAACCGTTGGATGCAGTATTTGGATTGTAAGTGTTCGCGACATCCGTATTCGCAACTCTACCGGAAATTAAAAACCTTACCGGACGATTGATACTTTGTTGATATTCCGCCAACGCTTTTGAAGCGATGACAGCGGCTGAAACATCAGTGTCGAGAAATTCTTCTCCAGCATCATAAGCTAATGCCGGGTCTCTCATAATTCCAACCAGATTTACACGCCCTTGAGAAACAGTCAGCAATTTTTTCGCACCGTTGTTATTGGTACTGGTCACAGCTTGCGCCATCGTCATTGTGTCTTCGGTTCCTAGAACCCAAAGTTCCTGCGAGCCGCCAAGTTCCGTGTAGAACTCATTGAGAATTCCAAAGATGAAAGGTTCTGCAGCTTCGGTATAACCTTTCTTAACCGCATCGTCTAAGCCATAGACTGTATTTACTTTGCCAATTAATCCAGCGGTTTTCGCTGTAGCTACGATTCCTGCAACACCGTCAGTTATGTTGACTTGGCGTAGCAAATTGCCGTTGGTAACATTGGTAATTACTTTCGGCGTTCCAGTTTCTTGAGCCATAATTATTGAGCTAAGTTATTTTTGTATTCAGTTAAAGCAGTTTTTAAAGTTGCTGCCTTTTGGTCTTCGCATTTGATGTCGAAAAACTTGATGAAAGTTTTCAGAACAGGATATTCCGCTGCATCAATATCAAGGTTTTTAAGTTCCTCAGTTTTTGCAATAATTTCCTCTTCAGTAGGACCAACTGGTTCAACCGGAACAGTTGCAATTTTTTCCGCCTGATCTCTTGTGTAAGATTCAATTGTTTGATCTTGCAGGTTATTTTCCTGAGCAAAACTGATGGCGTGACCTGAGGTGTGAAAAACTCTTCCATCACTTGTAATGTGGCATTCGTTACTTCTGGAATGGCGCTCAAAATAGTCTTGAGCTAAATCTGTATGTTTCATTTTAATTGATTTTTAATAAGTGTTTAAACATTGATTAAATCAGGCGTTTCCAACGGAGTACACCGATTATTAAAAACAAAGAGAGGATTCCCATAAAGATTCTTCCGAACCAAATTTGAGTTTTCTGCCAGAACGTTAAAGGCTTTTCCACTTCAACAGGCACTTTGATGTAAATAGGTGTTTGCTCGTGCTCCTTGGTGTGGGTTTCCTCCCATTGTTTATGTAATTCCTGTGCTTTCGCTTCACAATCACAGTTTAATTTATTGCCGTCTAATGTGGTTTTGGGAACTTTCAGACTTTTACCAGGCTTTGAGGCTGCTTTGGTTTCCTGAGTTTCCCGTAGTACCGGTTTCCCGTTCACACAGTCTACAAAAGCCGTGTAGAATGAGCTGTCTTTTTCCACTTTAAAGATTGTATCTCTTACAGTTTTAACAGTCTCCTTCGTTTTCGTGATGATCACCGGTTCCTGCGGTTTCCTGCTTTTGCAGGAAACCACCATCACCAGCGAATAAAAAATCAGAACTATGAAAAAAAAATTGCGTTTCATTTTAAAAATTTATTTGTTTCAGCCAAGTTTTGACATCAAAGCTTGGACAGGCTTTGTTCACTTTTGGAAAATCCCGATGGCCAGTAATTATGGCAGTGGGAAATTTTAATTTCAGCTCTTTTAAAAGCTTTATTTGTGATGCTTTTTGCGCATCGGTTCTGTTATCCAGAGGTTTGTTTTTAGCATCTACACCGCCGATATAGGCGATATGAATACTGGGTGTGTTGTAACCGGCAACACCATTGGAGATTTGCTCAATCGGAAAAGTGTTCACTATTTCGCCATTGGCCTTAATCATAAAATGATATCCGGGATTCTTCCAGCCTTTCACCCGCTTCCAATAATCTTTAATTGAATCAATGGTTGTGTTTTGCGGTGTGGCTGTGCAATGCAGCACTAAATATTTGATAGCTCGCATAAGTGTTTTTAAGAAAAAAAGCCTACCTAATCAGATAGGCTTTTTATATTTATTTTGTGATTATTGTTAAGCGCCTTGAACGATTGAGATAACTCCTTTCCAGTCAGCTCTCTTACATCTTGCACCCATTTTCAGTAATGTTGAGTAAACGTCACCGTAATACAGTGGGTTCCCTTTGTCATCAAACAAATGAGTGTCTCCCATTGCCTTGGTAACAGATTGCTTTTGCCATAACAGACAGCCTAAATTGTCAGTTGCTGCAAGAGCGGTTCCCGGTGCAATGGCTGCACCTTCACTGGTAAATGCCAATACTGAACTTCTTTCCAAAATTTTGAATCCTGCGAACTCACCAACAATACCCTTTGAAAGGTCAGCGGCGTTTTGGAATGCAGCCATTTGGTTAGCTGATAATGAATCCAAAAATTGCTGATACATGTAAGATTCAAGCATTGCATATCTCTCAGACTTTGGAACATTATCTTTGTTCATGATCGCCTGAGCTTTTTGAAGCTCTTTGTAGCTCAATGCCTTTCTGGTTCCAGTTTGGCCATCTTCACCATTTACAGCCTCGGCTGCACCTGTAGTTGGGATTTTTCTGTTTGCTGGTAAATTATCAGCTGTAACACCGCCGCCAACTGCTGGTTTAAATGCTCTTACCCAGTTGTAAACTACTTCATCACCTACAGCTTCAATTAATGTATTGACATGATCGCCAAGTACAGAATCTGTTTTTTGGTAAGAAAGTTCCAGCTGGTCAGCCAGTGGCAAATGAGAAGGATCGGTAGTCCAAACATCAAGCGCATACACCAATGCTGTATCGGCTCTTTGCACCGCTGTTGCCGGATACACTGATCTGTTTTTTACCGTTCCGGGCTTTGCCCCGGCTTGTGGAATATAAACAACTGAACCACCTTTTACGAATTGAGATTCGTCAACACATAGTGCTAAATGGGGATTTTCTTTCCATAGTTTTTCAACTACGTATTGCGCCCACAGTTCTTGTGGTACTTTTGGATTTTGTGCCATATTTTTTAGTCTTGTTTTAGGTTAGGATACTTCTCATCTCTCAGTTTTTCATAGAGATCAGGAAACTCTTTCTTTACGGTTTCCAGTTCACCGGAACTGTACAGATCATCAAAGGTTTTACCTTCGTATTTGCCAGCTTCTTTTTGCTCTGTAACCAATACCTGCGCTGGTAATGTATCGATCAAATCTTTCAGTCCGGACGGATTTTCGGCATAGTCTTTCTCAAGCTTTGCAGCCAATTCGTTGGTCAGTTTTTTAGAGGTTTTTCCACCGGCAATAAGGTCTTGAACCTCCTTTGTTAAGGTTTCGGCCTTTACCGTTTTCAGTTCCTCATCTTTTGCATCCAAAAGATCTTTGTACTCGTCGGCTTTGTCAGCTTTAGCAACTAGGTTGTTAATAGCTGTTACGACGGCAGATTCGTCGCCGTCCTTTAGATTCAGTGCGGTAAGAATTACGGCAGCTTCTAGTGTGTTTTTCATATTTTTTAAAGTGAAATTTTCGAGATCGGATAAGTTGAGCTCGTTGTTATCTTTATCATAAAGATTAGCAAGAGCGTTGTAGTTTCCGGGAATATCCACCAGTGATATTTCACGCGAAAACCATTTTGTTACGGTAGGTTTTGTTTGTCCGGGTAACTTTAGATTTTTAGCATCTGAAGCTTCCAAAACGACAATCTTTCCAACAGAGGCAGCGTTTAGAAAACCACCTTCTATCTGGTCAACTATTGATTGACCTTCCGGATGTGATAGATTAACAACCGGCTTTGCAAAAACTTTATCGCCATCGATACGGAAATCATCCCAACGAACGACAACACCTTTGTCACGGTTGTGCATGTGGAAGCCTATTGGATTCTTTTTGACTTCATCGATTTGAAATCCTGCCGTAAGACATCGGTAACCATAAACATTCACGGAATCATCAGTGATGCAAAATTCTTTGTCTATTTTTTTGAAAGTGTCGCTCATTTATTTTGAAAAAGGTTTAAAAAATTTGCTTTCAACTTGATACTTTAATTCGTGCTTATGAATGTTTGGAAATCCAAGAACATCCACACCTAGCCAGAAAGAAATTATTATCGTTTTCATATTTGTCTGGCAAACTTCCAAAAACCTCTAACCGTTTGAAAATTAGTGCGCAAGGATTGCACAACTATTTCACTTTGAGGCTGTTTCACTTCATTTTTGTACCGAGAAATACTATTTATGGCAATAAGCAAGTCGGAACAAAGGGAACACGCACGCCTTTTATATGTGAATGAAAAAATCACATTAAAAGAAGTGGCAGAGCGTGTGAAAGTCACTGAGAAAACAGTGGGTAAGTGGTGCAAAGAAGATAACTGGGACGGTCTCAGAAAGAGCCTTTTAAACACCCGGGAAAATCAATTGATAACACTTTTATAATCAATTGGAAGCTATCAATCTTGATATCGCCTTTCGACCTGAAATTCTGGATAATAAGGGAAAGCCGATTCAGCGACCACAAAAAAACATTCCTACATCTGCTGAAGCGGATACATTGAGTAAAATAACTTCTAATATACAACGATTGGAGGTGGAAATCGGATTAGGTGAAATCGTACGAATACTGGCAAAAAGATGCATCATCCTTCATCCAGCAGATCAATCTACCGGATGCAAAGCTTTTTAAAAACTATTTCGATGAGTACATAAATAACCGGGTGAAAAATGGCTAATCGCAAAAAAACCGATAAAGAGTGGTTACAGGAGTGGAAAGAATTTGGAGACAATATCGACAACGCCACACCCATTGACCTCGCAGAGTTATCTACCGAAAAACTAAAACGCATTAAGCGACTGGAAGAGAATGATGAGGAATGGTTTAAGTATTATTTCCCAAATTTCTATACCTCAGAACCTGCACCGTTTCAACGTTATGCAATCTACCAAAAAAGTAATGCGGAATTCTGAGTATTACTTGGTTGAGAAGTTGGGCGCGTGAACTTTCAAAAGTCCGGGCGTACAATGGATTGGAGGTTTTAGAAATTAAATCCTTACCGGCAAGAAAAAAAATAACAGCTTCTGGTTTCAAACTCCTGGGATAATGCCAATAGGCTTTTAATGCCTTACAAAACAATCCTTGAGAGAAACAATAGAATCATTAATGACTACGGCCAACAGAAAAGAATTGGAAGTTGGGAAGAGGGAGAATTCACCACCCGAAAAGGTTGTGCTTTTCGCGCCGTTGGGGCTGGGCAATCGCCGAGGGGTACGCGTAACGATTCCATTCGTCCGGATATTATTTTAATTGATGATATCGACACTGATGACGATTGCCGAAACTCTGAAATTATTGATAAGCGTGTAAAATGGATCGATGAAGCTTTGATTCCAACGCGGTCTATTTCTAACGGTTTACTGATTATCGCCTGCGGAAATATCATTGCAGATTATTGTTGTATAACCGAAATGGGTAATAAGGTCAGATAGCTGGGAAATTGTAAATATCCGGGACGAAAACAATAAATCCACTTGGCCAGAAAAAAACAACGGAGGAACTGATTGATATTGCACTCAGAACCACAAGTTACGAGTCTATCCAAAAGGAATATTATAATAATCCAATGGACGGCGGAAAAGTCTTTAAAAACTTGACCGACAAAACGCCTTTTATGTTGAAGCACTGCGATTATGTGGTGATTTATGCCGATCCAGCAACCAGCAATTCTGAAAGTAAAAAATCATCATCCAAAGCGGTCGGAATTGTCGCCAATAAGATGAGGGAATATAATATTCACAAGGCATGGGTAGACCAGATGACAAACTCGAAATTCATTGATTATCTCTTCGAAGCTTACATGATTTGTAAGAAAGCAGGTGTTGAAGTTATTTACATCTACATCGAAAATAATACGCTGCAAAATCCTTTTTATGAGCAGGTTCTATTGCCGCTGATTTATGCAAAATCACAGGAGCTGAACATCATACTCCCAATTCGACCTGACGAGCGCAAAAAGCCAGATAAATGGTCAAGGATTGAAGGGAAGTTAGAGCCGTTGGTAAGATTGGAGCATCTGACTTTTAACGAGCGTGAAAAAGATAATCCGCACATGATGAGATTAAAAGCACAATTCAAAAATGCCAATTCCAAAGCAAAGCTTCTGGATGGTCCCGATATGATCGAGGGTGCTGTTTCAATCATCGACGATAAGAGAGCCAGCGAAGCACTTGGCTCTGTAGAATCAGTGCAACGTCAACCTAGCCGTCATAGACTTTAAACATATTTAAAATGAGTTTAATAACACCAAAAGACCTCGACACTGAACTGTACGCAGAGGTCATTAACCAAATCACACGATATCAGGAACCGGTAGAAAATGAAGACCCGGAAACTGTTCCCGTTGCTGAAATCAATCAGGAAGTACAGGATCATATCGATGATGCTGAAGCATTCATCAAAACTTTCCTTTTTAAATATGATCTGGATAAACTTTTCGGAACTGAAGATTCGGATCCAGCAGTAAAAGACCATGCTCTGAAAAAATGCGTAAAGGTAACGACGTCTTGGTTCCTGATTCGGAAAGCAAATCCGAACGTTAATCTGTCAAGATTCGAAGCTGATTTTATGTTTTGGATCGGAACAGAGGAAGAGCCGGGATGGATTTACGGAATCCGGGACGGGAAACTAAATCCGGGTTGGCCTTATCCGGCTGACGATCCTGACACCCCGGAAGATGAAAGTGGAAGCGATGTCTATTGGACATCTACAACTAAACGAACAAACAGATTTTAAAATGACAGAAGATTTAAAACCGCGCCCGCAAAAGCAAACCGCTCAACCGACATACATAATCCAGGATATTAACCTTGTTTCGCCAGATCGTAGCAGGAAGGATGTTCAGTCGCTTAAAAACTCCGTTGTCATTGCTGAATCAGTTCATTACCCGAACAGAGTACTGCTGTATGATCTGTATCATGATGTTGTTTCTATGGACGGCTTTCTTGGGGGAATTATTGATAAAAGAATCAATTCAGTTCTCAATAAAAAATTAATTTTTAAGGACAAAGAAGGCAACGAGAACAAAGTGGTGACCAAACTCATGCGCAGCAAGTCTGGAAGATCTTTGATAAAGAAAATACTGGAATCCATTTTCTGGGGTATTTCGGGTGTTGAATTTAAGATCGGAGAAAAGTTTTGTTTTGACGAAATCGAACGAAAGCACATCAAGCCGGAAAAGGGTTTGATTGTTAAAAACCAATACAGCATTTCCAAAGATGAAGGCTTTAAAATTGACGAGCTGCCATTTGTTTGGGTGATCGGTGATAAAAAGGATCTCGGCTTATTGTTGGGCTGTTCACTGTACGCAATTTACAAACGAGGAAACTTTGGTGATTGGGCGCAATATGTAGAAATTTTCGGCCAACCGGTTCGAATTATGGAATATGATGCCTATGACACACAAACCAAAGAGGAGCTTAAAAAGATTCTCAATGAGTCCGGAAACTCATTAGCAATGATGATTCCAAAGCAGGCAACTTTCCAGATGTTGGACGGCAAAGCCAGTAATGGTGACGGACAATTACAAGGTGGTTTTAAAGCTGCCTGTAATGAAGAAATGGCTATTAAAATCCTTGGAAACACGGAAACCACATCCGCGAGCAAATCTTCCGGATATGCGCAATCTAAAGAGCATGGTGAACAACAAGACGAGATTATCGCCTCTGACTTAATCATGGTTGAGAATGAGCTGAATTCTGAATATTTCCTTAATATTCTGAAATCTTACGGTTTTGATGTTGAAGGCGGTGAATTTGAGTATGAGTTAGAATTAAATCTAGCCAAACTGAAACTCAAAATGGAGATTGATTTTAAAGTTGCAGAAAAGGTACCGGTGGAAGATGATTATTGGTATAGTACCTATGGCATCCCAAAACCAAAGAATTACGACGCTTTGAAAAAGAAAATGGAGGAAAGTAAACTGCCGGTTATTGATGACGGTACCAAGACAGAAAAAAAAGGTACCAAGATCAATGATGCCACTTCGAAAAAGGAAGGAGATCTCGCGGATTTTAGCAACCCTACAATTCTAGACCAGTTTTTCAAAAAGATGGCCGATTTTTTCGACCACGCCCGACGGTAATCGGGCGGTTAAATAATCTGTACGCCACACACTGTGAAGATTGTGGTGGACATTTACCGGATCTTGCAGACCAAGACAATAATTGGGATGAAATTTATCAGATTATTGCTGAACAGCTGAACGATCCAAACATTCTAATTAATGCTGATCTGCACCTGAAAACGGCACAAAGTTTAATGAAAGCGGTAAACTCAGGACTTGAAGGTATTGGAAGTTCTGAAGACGATCAGCGGATTCTAATTGAGAAATTGAAGCAAAACATCTATGCGTTTTCGGCGGCGAAATCTCTCACTCAAATGCAATATTACCGTGATGCAATGATTGAAGATGGCAAGATAATAAGTGGATCGGCATTCGTTAAAAAGATAGCAGATACAGGAGAAATTTTCAATAGGAAATTTTTGGAAACCGAATCCGAAAATGCACATTATAGTGCGATAATGGCGGATAAATGGGATAGGTTTGCGGAAGAGGATTGGTTGCAATATTCTACGGTTGGTGATAGTCGTGTAAGACCATCGCACGCGGTTCTTGATAAATACACCGCTCCGAAATCACATTTCTTCTGGAAAACAAATTATCCGCCAAATGGCTGGAGCTGTAGATGCATGGTGGTTCCGGGAAAATCAAATTATCAAAATAAATTGACGGACCAGGAGGCAGACATACAGTTAAAAGAAGAAAACAAAGATTCGCCGTTTTACAATAATGTTGGAATATCGAAAGTGATATTTAAAGAAAACCATCCGTATTTTATCAATTCAAAAGGAAAGGAGCAAAATCTGAGCTGGCAACAGTATGGATTGCCCAATCTTGAAAAAATAAAAACTTTTGAAGGCTACTCCGAAACATGGATGAATGCAAAAGGTGTGATCACTGAAGTAGATTTTACCGCGGGCGACCCTAAGAAGATTGACAAACTAAGAAAAGGCATTTTAATAGACCGATGAGTCCAGAAGAATTTGACAAAGTTTTGCAACGTAAATCAGCCGAGCTGAAGACATACACTGAAGTAAAGTTTCCTGCAAAAGCCGGAAAGATTGCTTTGCGTTTTGTGAACGGGAATTTTCGGGCGCAAGGCTTTCAAGGTGCATCTTTCAAAAAGTGGAAATCTACCAAGCGTGGTGGTACCATTCTCGTGAAAACGGGAAAATTGAGGGCTGCAACCTATTTCACAACACAGGTAGGTCAAGCAACAATTCAGAACCACATGCCATACGCAAAAGCGCACAATGAAGGATTCAGTGGTGATGTGACTGTAAAGGCTCACACTAGAAATAGGTACGGAAAAACAAAGATCGGCACCGGTAAATATACCAAAAGCGGAAATGAAAGGCAGAAAACTGTTACCATGAAAACGGGTCAAAGTTCTGTAAAATCTCACACCAGAAAGGTGAATATTGCACAACGCCAATTTGCTCCAACCGCTGCCAATCCAAGTCCTGTTTTAAATAATGCCATCTCCAGAGAAGTATTACGGGATATCAACGAAATAATCAAAAAATAATGGATTACTTTTTTTCACAAATATTAATTGATCTTCAGAAAAGGATTTCCAAAGAAGTTCCCGCAATTCAGTACATTGATCAGGACCTTGGCCAATTAGGGCAAGTTGGTGAAAATGGCCGTCCGGCGTTAGCCTATCCAGCGGTTTTAATTGATTTCCCGAACTCTGATTATTCAGAACTTTCCAGTTCTGCACAGTTGGGAATGGTACCAATCACTTTTCAGCTCGTGTTTGACAACTACAGCGCGACTTGGCACAAAGCTCCACTAAGAGACAGAATGAAAGGTTTAGAATATTTGGAGATTGAACAGAAACTCCACAATGCGCTGAACGGATGGAGTGAGGATTATTTCACCAACCTGACCAGAACCAACGTGAAAAGCCAGAATAACAATGATATCGGGTTACGCGTCCGCCAACTGACTTATACGACATCTTACGAGGATTACAGCACAAATCAGGAGGAAACCAAAGAAGTGGTTTTTAAATTTAATGGTGGATTAAAACCTAATTAAAAAGCGTTAACTGTTCGGTATTTGGTTTAGGAACGGGCGTTCCCTTGATATTCATCCATTGTCTGTAGGAAATGAAAATGTGATGCTTTGGGAAATGAATGCGTAAAATATCTGTATCCGGGACATCAGAATGCTTATACTGTTGATAGACAGAAATAATGTACTGTAAGCGTTTAATGTAATTATTTCTGTTGTAAGCCATTCTGTACAAAAATAAATAGCCTTGACATACGAGTCAAGGCTATTTTACTTTACCGAATTTTAGCTTTTATTTCTTCTGGAATGAGATTTAAAAATCTTTCCAGGTTTCTTAATTTATCATCAAAATCATTAATAAATTCCTCCAAATTATCCCAATTCTGAAAACCAGAGAACTCACAAAATTTACCTGTAACGGTATCAAAAAAAGCAAATGAAATTATCTCTTCGTCTAAATAGATTTGTCCTGTTAAGTCAATAAATCTAATCATAATTTACCATTGAGAATCTGAACGGTCAGACATATTTACTATTCTCCAGCTTTTAGGTGTAGGCTCCAGATTGTACCACACTTTTGCTTCTTTATTTTTGTAGCTTTTAATGGCGGTGGTTTTTTCCGCTGGTTGCACTTCTTTGGTCCAGAAAGCGAAAAGGCTTTCACTGTCACCTTTAGCAGATGAGAATACGTAATTTCCATTAATCACCTTGTAAACCACACTAACTCCTATTTTGCAAGGATTACCAAGTTTACAATCTTTCACTTCAGCTTCAGAAGTTTTTTCCGGTACCAATACGTAAGTGTAGTTTAAACCTTCCTTATAACTGTCAACCAATTTATAATCTGGATAGATGTTTTTGGTGAAGGTTTGCGCAAATGTTTCATCACCGCTGTTGGCCTTCTGTAGTAATTCTACATTTTGACCGAATACAAGTCCGGAAATAAAAAGGAAAATAAGAAATAGTTTTTTCATTTTTTTAATGATAAGATTAACATATAAATTATTCCTGCAAAATGTAAAAATAATTACTGATGAAAGTTTCTGTTTTATTGCCGTTTATTTCAATTTGCTCATCAAATTGATGCTTATCAAGGCGGGCAACAAATTTATTCCGTGAATTGTAAAGACTGTATGAATTAGCATCCTGATAAACTGACAGGAATGCAGTGTTTTTGTCAGCTACTGAACTGGCTTCTAACAGACCAGTTAAAAATAAATTAAAAGCAATTTCTGTTTGGTGGTTTTGCTTGCTTTTAGCATCAGCAACTATATATTTACACCTCTCAATATTAGCTATTAGGTCTTCATTTTTTAATCCTAACTTCTCGTTATATAGTTCGATTAGGTTATTATATGACACAGCTTTAAAAAGCGTCTTTTCTTGTCCAAAAAATATCCCGGAAATAAACAGAAAAAAAAGTAATAGTGTTTTCATTACATATATATCTGGTGACTTTTTAAAGAAGTGAAAAACAACTTCATCCTATCCAAAATGGCTAAATACTTCTCTTGTTCTTCCAACGGAAGCGAAACAAATGTATCATAATCATTGTAGTTTTCAGGATTAGCGATTTCCATATAGTAAGATATTGTAGAAATTTGATGCTTATCTCTCTTGGTGGTAAGCAATCTCATAATTTCCCTTAGGCTTCCTTTAAATAATCTTTCGTCTTCTGTGTAAATAACCCAATGTTCTCCGTTATTCACAAATCCTAAGATACTGATGCCTTCAAAATCAAAAGGATATTTTATTCTTCTGCCAATAGGAATTTGATTGAAGATTGATTTAGTAATCTTCTGATTTCCAAGTTTCGCAACTGAAACTGTAACAGTTTGCGCTTCTGAAAAGTATTTTTTGAAATCCATATAATTTACTGTTTTTTAAGTGCCGCGACAGGAACATTTACTTTTTTTAGTTCACCAGCTGCACTGTCAAAGTAAAATAAGACTGCAATTTTTTTATCACTTTGAGTCTCAATTCTGCCAACGGTAAATGTATAACTCTCTGAACTTTTAAGTGACACAACATCACCTTCTTTAATTTCTTCCATATTTCTGATTTTATTAATTTTTTCAAATTTAACAATTTTAATTAACAAATTTTTAAAAGATTTTTAACCTCTTTTTTAAACACCTTTAAAAACTGATTATCGCCAGACTGTTCCTCGTCTTTTTTTGTGGCGGTGAAGGTATGCCAGATGTGAACCGGTTCAGTAATTAGAAATTCTTCTACAGCTTCGTGATGAATCGGATAGGCTTTAATTTCATAGCCTTTGCTTTGCAGGAACTGAAAAATTTCAGTTTGTGGTATTGTGAGTTGTACTTCCATTTTAATAAAATCGGGTGGTTTTTCGGTCAGTTTAATCATTTTTCTTTTTTAATTTTTTCAGCAAGTTCCCGGTGCATCTTTTCCCTGGTTAATGCATCGACCGCTTTTTGTGGGAGAAAGTCTTTTTTAGGCTGCACCAGTGTTTCAAATTTTTCCTGAAGCTCTTTGGGTAATTCATTGAAGTACTTGCCGACTTTCGCCTCCGTTCGCGGTTCCTGTTTCTTTTTCAACAGTTTTTCCCGGGTTGCAGCTTTCACATCTAAATATTTGTTGCTCCAGTCCATAATCTCGAAAGTATCGCATTTGTACACTTTCCCAAATTCGCCCTGCCTTGCCATTTTGAACATGAGAATAATATCTTCCAGTGCATCAGTTTTAAATTTTTCGTACAGGTCGCCAGCAAGGATGTCAATTTGATAGTCATAAAGCTCTTTGCCGGTTACTTCCAGAAAGAATTCTATAATCCGAGATATTTGATCTACAACCGGTCGTTTCCTGCCAAGTGTCATAACCAGCGGACTTTCTTCGATTACTTTTGCAACGCTTATTTTCTGCTCTATTTTAGCGAGCATATTAAAAGCCTGTTTAGTCTCCGTAAATGTCTGTAAGGTCATCAGTACGGTTTGCGCTGGATCTTGTTTTATTAAGTTTTGCGAAGTATTTTGCATATTGCTTCGGGTTTGCTTTGATTGACAAAATATAATTAAGGTACTTATCTGTATTGCCGGGCCGGAAAAGTGTTGTTGGGCAAAGGTGTTGGTTCATCACCTCGTTATTCTTCCAGTCGAGCGTTTTAACCTGTACAATTTCCTTTAATTCCTGTACGGTGTAACCATCTTTCAGCCTTGCCGATATGGGCGCTATATTGCTTTTAATCGGCTTAAATCTTTTGCCTGCCAAATCGTTGAGCATTTGTTAAGATTTCTATTTCGTGGGATGGCGAGTTTCTTCATTCATTATTCCATATTTTCGTGAATTATATAAGAGAAATAACAGATAATTATTGCTGTTATCATTATTTGCATCCAAATAAAACTAAGAGTCCAAATAAATACTAGGAAAGAAAGAATTCTGACTAACGTTAAATTTTAATATTGATAATCAGTAATTTTGTGATTTCAATATCTCTGTCAGATCAATTCCAAATTTCAGTTGATTTGTTTTTTGAACACTTCTTTGGCTGCATTGTTCATTTTTCTTTTC